CCTATCTATCTGATATAAAGACTGTAGACCCCAGATTTCACTCGTATCGACTGGCTGGGCAGACTTGTTAGAGACGATACGGGGATGTGCTAACACACGGAGATATTCATGGCTATTACGACTTTTGACGGCCCGATTCGTTCGCTTGGTGGTATTTTCCAGCAAGGCCCGTCTACCATTGTTACAATCACTTCCAGCACCACCCTGAACCCCACAGCTCACGCCGGTCGCATCCTCGCCGTTGGCGGTACTCTGGCGGCGAACGTAGTGCTGACGCTGCCCGCGATCAGCGCCGCTACCAACCCCGTTTCGTCGGGCCCGGGTAATGACCCGAACACCCTGAACAACGAAGGTGCCGTTTACACCATATGGGTTCCGACCACCATCGCCACCAGCAGCCTGAAGATCGGCACGGACGGCACCGACAAGTTCATCGGCACCATCCTTGGCGTTGACACCGACACCTCGAACGCTCTGGTTGCCTATACCGCTGCTTCGACCAACGATTTCATCAACTTCAACGGTACCACCACCGGTGGCGTTGCGGGTACGTGGGTGGAGATTTTCGCCATCGACGCGCTGAAGTACATGGTCAACGGTATCGCTCTCGGCTCAGGCACTGTCGCTACTCCGTTCGCTGACTCCTAATCTTACTTAGGAGGGCCATAACATGGCGATGCAAACTGATGTTAAGTCGAAGTACCTTGCGATAGACGGCGTGATCTTTGCGGGTCGCGCCCGTCTGAAGGGACTTACGGTTGCGGTTTCCACGGCGGGGGCGGCGTTAATCGTTTACGACAATGCCTCTGCAGCTTCTGGAACCAAAGTCGTTGAGATCAGCACAGCTGTAGCGGGGACTTTCAATGTCTTGATTCCGGCGCAAGGTATCCTCGCGGAAAACGGTCTGTTTCTCGATATCAACGGCGCGGCTGGTGTAACTGCCTACTACGGGTGATGCGTGCAAAATCAACAGCAGTTCGACGTAAGCGGACGAAAATTATTCTTCGCAATACCGGCTTACGACTTTAAGGTCGGTGTAAAACTGATGGGGTCTATGGTCGAGTTCGCTCGGCTGGCCCCGCAGTATGGCATTCAGTTTGCGATGGGCACGATCAGCGGGTGCTCGGTTGTTTCCAGAGCCAGAAACCTGCTTGTTGATGACTTCCTGCAGTCCGACTGCGACACCCTGATGTTCATCGACGCCGACATGACGTTCGATCCCAACGACATCATGCGGCTGCTAGCCTTCTCCGGCAACCCAGTGAAGAACATTGTTGGCGGCACCGGAGTGGCCCGCAAGAAGGAAAAGACATTCCACCTCAATCTCGACAAAGATGCTGATGGCAACCTGCTGATGGATGCGATGGGCTTGGCCCGGGCGAAGCAGATGGGCACCGGCTTCATGATGATCCAGCGTCAGGTGTTTGAGACCCTGATCGAACGCCACCCCGAGTGGCGTTTCCACGATGTGGCATCAGGCCGCACGATCTACTCGTTGTTTGACTTCAAATCCACTCCGGAGGGCTACATCGGGGAGGACTACAACTTCTGCGACCGCGCTCGCGCCGACGGCTTCCAAGTCTGGGTTGATCCAACGATCAAGCTGGGCCACATGGGCGTCACCGAGTTCGAGGGTGCGTTCGGTGAAGACTACCTTTACCCGATGATCAAGGCTGCAGCTGCAGCAGACGAAGAGGGGGAATTGCGGGTGGCGTATGGCTAAGAAATTTAAGACCGAAGCATGGACAAGAGCCGAAGGAAAATCGAAGAGCGGTGGTTTAAACGCGAAGGGGAGGGCCTCTTACAACGCGGCCAATCCCGGAAAGCCCGGCTTGAAAGCGCCGCAACCCGAGGGTGGCTCAAGGAAAGACAGCTTCTGCGCTCGGTCGGCTGGACAGATGAAGATGTGGCCGGAGGCGGCGAAGAACCCTAAGAGCCGTTTGCGTTTGGCGAGGAAAGCATGGAAGTGCTGACATGACGCAACACACAGAACACATTAAAACCGCCCTTGATGTCGCTTCAATATTCACTGCGTTTGGGGCGTTCTTTCAAGTATTGCCAGCCATTGCTGCTCTGTTCAGTATTGTCTGGACGGGTATGCGGATGGCCGAGATGATATCCGGCAAGCCGTTTAATGAGTTGATTAAAAGGAAGAACGAACATGAGTGATCAACCTACAGGCAAAGCTCTCGAAGACCTGCGCCGTCAGCGCGATGAACAGCGCTTAATGAAAGCGGAAAAAGAGGCTTACGATCGTGCGCGCGCATACCCCGAAACCCCTAAGTCTCCTGAGCCCGTTAAGGTTGAAAGAAAAGCCAAAGGTGGCTCCGTAAAATCCTCCGCATCCCGCCGTGCTGACGGTATCGCGACTAAAGGTAAGACGAAAGGACGATTCGTATGAAAAAGCGTCTCAAGATGAAGAAATACGAAGACGGCGGCATGGTCGATGATGACGATCCGGAGTCGCAGAAGGTCTACCGGTCTGATCTGACCGAGATTTCCGACGAAGAGCGTATGCCCCGTGGTTCCAAGTCTGTTGCCCGTAAGGCGGCACAGACAAGCGCCGCTCGTGCCTCCGCAATGGAGTCCCGTGGCAGCGCAGATACCAGCCAATCTCCGTCAATGACAGAATCTCCCCGTAACGCAATTCGCGGCGAAGGCGCAGCCTTTGATCGCGGCGCACTGACCGGCTCGTATCGTCGCATGAGCGAGGAAGCCAAGTCTGGTGCCAAAGGCCGTCCGATGACTGATCGTGAGCGACAAGCGTTGGAAGCCGCAGGGCTCGCTGCAACGATGATACCTGCTGGCCGTGTGGCCAAGGGAGTTTACGAGGTAGGAAAAGCCGCGACCACGGCCCGTCGCATGGGTAATGTGTCGAAGGCGTATGACGCCGAGAAGGCTGCTGCGGCAGGTGAGCGAGCAGCCAAGCTGGCTGAGATTGAAAAGAAATCCGCCGAGGTAAAGCGTTCTCGTGATATTAGCCGCGCCCGAGAAGATATGTTTGGTAGCCAAGAGGCGGCAAAAGATGCTGCCCAGCGAGGACTTATGCGCCGTGGCGGCAGCGTCAAACGCTACTCTTCGGGTGGTTCCGTATCCGCCTCCCGCCGTGGTGATGGCATTGCCTCCCGGGGTAAGACTCGCGGCAGGATCATATGAGCGAAAAAACCAAGGAAATGCTGGCTAACCTTAGCCCAGCTTATGGCATCGCCACAGGTCGCGGCATGTTCGGTAAGGCCGCAGATAAAGGTTTTCTTGGCCTTGGCGCAAGAGAGTTGGCGAACCGAGGTCAGCAAAAGGCTGAAGAGAAGGCGGCTCAGGAGCAGCTTATAAAGCAAGGCATTGCTGCAGCCCCGGCATCCCAAGCGCAACTCGCGCAACCGGCGGCAAAGATGAGGAAGGGCGGCTCCGTTTCCCGTCGAGCGGATGGCATAGCGCAGCGCGGCAAGACGAAAGGTCGGATGATCTGATGCCTGCGGTATCTGAAAAGCAAAAGCGTTTCATGCAGGCCGTGGCCCATAACAAGGGCTTTGCCAAGAAGGTCGGTGTCCCACAATCCGTGGGTAGTGAGTTTTCTCAATCAGGAGGTGGTCAAGTGAAAGAATCCAAAGCGATGGTGAAGAAGGAAATGGCGTTCATGCAGAAGAAGGGCGCTCCGAAGTCGATGATCAAACACGAGAAAGCTGAAGCCAAGGGAATGCCTTTCTCCAAAGGCGGCGGCGTGTTCCGCAAGTCGGCTGATGGCGTTTCCCAGCGCGGCAAGACCAAAGGCAAGATGCTGCGTAAGGGCGGCAAGGTTTGCTGACATGATGCGCTCCCGTGGCATGGGGGTTATCAACCCCAAGAAGGTCAAGGCCATCAAGAAGCGAGATGGTGACGAGCCTGTTAAGATGTTTAAACGGGGTGGTGAGAGCAAGGTGAATGAAGCTGGTAACTACACCAAGCCCGGGATGCGCGAGTCGTTGTTCAATAGCATTAAGTCTCGGGCGGTGCAGGGCACGGCTGCAGGTCAGTGGAGCGCCCGTAAGTCGCAGCTTCTGGCCAAGCAATACAAGGCCAAGGGCGGGGGATACAAAGGGTGAAAGCACCTCAGCAAAGCCTCAAGGCATGGACTGACCAGAAATGGCGAACAAAATCGGGTAAGCCCTCCAGCAAGACTGGGGAGCGGTATTTACCGGAAGCCGCCATCAAGTCGCTTACACCGGCTGAATATGCTGCCACAACCCGCGCCAAACGCGCAGGCAAGGCCGCAGGCAAACAGTTTGTGCCTCAACCACCCAAGGTGGCCAAGAAGGTTGCCAGACACCGTAGAATCGGTTGAAAGGGCAGTAAATGACGACTTCCGGAACCGTAGCATTCAACCTTGATTTAAACGAGGTGATCGAAGAGGCTTTTGAGCGTTGTGGCCAAGAGCTTCGCTCGGGCTACGACTTCAGGACTGCCCGCCGCTCCCTCAACCTGTTGACCATCGAGTGGGCAAACCGTGGCATCAACTTCTGGACTATCGAGGAAGGCTCGATCCCCTTGGTGACCGGTCAGGCTGCTTATGATCTTCCCGTGGACACCATTGATCTGGCGGAGCAGGTTATCCGCACGGGCACCGGTCAGAACCAGCAAGACCTGACCATCACCCGGATCAGTATGCCGACCTACGCCTCCATCCCGAACAAGAACTCCTTGGGAAGGCCGATTCAGGTTTGGGTTGATCGTCAGTCCGGAGCCACCTACCCAGCCGGTGGGCGTCCGAACGGAACCGATACCACCACCGGCGTTGATGCACCGAAAATCCACATCTGGCCGACCCCGAACAGTCCGGGAAGCCAATACACCTTCGTATACTGGCGTCTGCGCCGGATGCAGGATGCTGGCACTGGCGTCAAAACCCAAGACATCCCGTTCCGCTGGATTCCGTGCTTGGTGTCCGGTCTTGCCTATTACCTGTCCCTGAAGATTCCGGGCGCTGAGATGCGAACAGCCGGTCTGAAGGCGGAATACGAAGAGCAATACAAATACGCCGCTGAAGAGGATCGTGACAAGTCCGCCATCCGCTTCGTCCCGAGACGGATGTTCATCGGATAATGGGCAATCGGTTTGCATCAGCCAAAAACTCGATAGCGATCTGTGATCGCTGCGGCTTCCAATACAAGCTGAAGGAGTTGAAGGAGCTGATCATCAAGACCAAGAAGATCAACGTCTTGGTCTGCCCGGAGTGCTGGGAGCCTGACCATCCTCAGTTGCAGTTGGGGATGTATCCGGTCTACGACCCGCAGGCTGTTCGCAATCCGAGGAAGGATACGAGCTACCTGACCTCCGGCAACAGTGGCCTGCTGCTGTCTCCGGCTGATGTCGGGACACCAGAGGGCGGTAGTCGTATAATCGAGTGGGGCTGGGCTCCGGTCGGCGGAGCTAGGGCGAATGATGATTACCTGACTCCCAACTCGCTGTTCCCGACCATTTCACTGGGCACGGTTACCGTGGCCGTAACTTAGGAGAAACACATGGACGCGAAGAAAGCAGTCAGGAAGCACGAGAAGAAAATGCACCCGGGCAAGAAGCCGACCTTCAAAAAGGGCGGCGTGACGTCGATTGAGATGAAGAAAGTGGGCCGCAACATGGCTCGCGTCAACAACCAGAGGAGCAAGTGATGGAACCCGTCAAGAAAGTAGCCTCCGTCAAGGTTGGCGCTGCTGACAGCCAGAAGACCATCAACGACCTCCGGGTCTCGGTTGGTAATCTGAGCAGCAAGGGCTATCCCGAGCCGAAGACTGATGGCATCAAAATTCGTGGCACCGGCGCAGCTACCAAGGGCGTGACGGCACGAGGCCCGATGGCTTGAGGTAAGCATGAACTACTCGACACTGTTTTCGTCCATCAAGGGGTATCTTGAAAATGATTTCCCGAGTACCAGCTTTACTGGTAGCACCGGATCGACGGTCGAACTCACCAGTGCCGAGCAGATCAACACCTTCATCACGCAGGCCGAACAGCGAATCTACAACACCGTCCTGTTCCCCGCTCTGCGGAAGAATGTTACCGGCTCTACTTCGGCCAACATCAAGTACCTGAACTGCCCGACCGACTTCCTCGCCGTGTATTCCATGGCGGTGGTGGACGGCACCGGTGCCTACAGCTACTTGCTGAACAAGGATGTCAGCTACATCCGCGAGGCTTACCCTGTCCCCACGGACACTGGCCTGCCCGCTTACTACGCGATGTTCGGGCCGGTATCCACGGACGAGACGGAGCTGACGTTTATTCTCGGGCCGACGCCTGACACTGCGTACACGGTCGAGCTGCACTACTTCTACTACCCTGAGTCGATCACGGTGGCTGCAAGCGGTTTCACATGGTTGAGTGAGAACTACGACCCCGTGCTGCTCTACGGCTCATTGGTGGAAGCCTACACCAACATGAAGGGTGAGCCCGACCTGATCGCAGTCTACGAGAAGAAGTATCAGGAATCGCTAATGATGGCCAAGCGTCTGGGCGATGGCATGGAGAAGCAGGATCAATACCGGAGCGGGACGCCTCGCGTCCCTGTAAGCTGATATGGCCTTCACCGGCAACGCACTGTGCAACGTCTTCAAGACCGGCCTGCTGGACGGCACCTACGACTTCGGCACGGGCACGACTGACGTCTACAAGATCGCGCTCTACACCAACGCTGCGACGCTGGACTCCGACACCACCGCCTATACGACCACCGGTGAGGTTACGGACTCCGGCTACACCGCTGGCGGTGCAACCTTGACCATCAACCAAGTGCCGACCATCGGGGCTCAGACCGGAAGCGGTGCTTCAGCGTATATCTCGTTCTCGAATGTGTCGTGGTCTGGTGCGATCACCGCCCGTGGCGCTCTGGTCTACAAGTATAATGGCACGACCAATCCGGCGGTCTTCGTTCTGGACTTCGGTTCCAACAAGACTTCCACGGCTACGTTCCAAGTGCAGTTCCCATCGGCCACCAGCACCTCGGCAATTCTGAGGCTCGCATGAAGCTACTTGTGGCCACGCCGATGTTTGGTGGGATGTGCGCTGGGGAATACACACGCTCGTCTCTTGGCATCATTCCGACCCTCAGCGGGCACGGCGTTGATGTTTCGTTCGCGTATATCTACAACAACAGCTTGATCACCAGCGCCCGGGATCAGCTTGCTGCAATCCTGTTGCAGCATGACTTTACCCACATGATCTTCATTGATGCGGACATCAAATTCGACGCCGCCGATATCTGGAAGATGCTGCAGGCCGACAAGGATGTGATCGCTGGGATATACCCCAAGAAGGAAATCAACTGGCATATGGTTCATAAGATGGCGCTGGCTGGCGCAGAGCCGGATGATCTGCCTCGGTATACTGGGACGCTGGTGGTGAACCTGCTGAACTACGATAAGGAGCGGGTGGTCAGCGTTAATGAGCCTGCGGAGGTTTTTGGTGCCGGAACAGGGTTCATGCTGATCAAGAGGACTGTGTTCGAGAAGCTGATTCCCTACACAGATACTTACGTTGATGGCACTAGCGAAAAGACGATAAACAGCTTCTTCTTTCTCATGAAAGACCCGGATACCGGGAAGCAGCTTTCAGAGGACTACGCTTTTTGCCACCTGTGCAGACAGCATGGGATTAAAATATACGTTGCTCCTTGGGTTCGGCTCGGCCATGCCGGGTCGTATTTGTTTGAAGGTTCGGCTGTTCCAGTAATTAAGGAGGCTACATATGGCGCTGGTAACTACGACGAAGGGTGACATGGAAGAGTCCCTTCTTGAGAAAAAAGAAGGTATGGTCGAGAATGACCATGAGATGACTCAATGGATTGAATACTGGCTTGAAGGTGAACTTGTTCACCGTTCTGTTCATGTTGTTCTCAAAAAGAATGTTTTGGCAGATGGCGTTGCAGCAATGATCGCCTAACTCAGAAAAGGAAACCGCAATGGCAAACACACAAGCAATGGCAACCTCGTTCAAGGGCGAACTCTTGAACGCTTATCACAACTTCAGCGCAGCCAACCCGGCTCGCACCGTAAGTACGGCTGACGCGTTTAAAGCGGCACTGTATCTTGCGTCCGCCACTACCAATGCCACGACTGCCGCGTACACTTCCTCGGGCGAAGTGACGGGCACTGGTTACACGGCTGGCGGTGTTTCAACCGGCGCATGGAACGCTCCGTCAACCAGCGGCACAACCGGCTTCACTACGCCAACGGGCAGCATCACCTACACGACTGTGACGCTGACCACCGCGTTTGATGCTGTTTTGATCTACAACAACACGCAGGCCAACCGTGCAGTGAGCGTGCATACGTTCGGTTCGCAGACGGTGACTGCCGGTACTTTCACGTTGACGATGCCTGCCAACGCGGCGGCGACAGCTCTTATTCGACTGGCCTAACCCGGGGCGCGGGGTAACCCCCGTGTAGCGTATGTTCAGCGACGCCCCGTTTTCAGCAGCGCCATTCAGTGCCACAGCAACGGCACTGGCGTTTGTTGTTTTATCTGGCGTATCCGCCAGCGGGGCGGTAGGCACAGTCTCGCCCTCAATATCCGTAGCTGCTACGGGCAATACGGCCACCGGTCAAGTCGGCAATGTAACTCTGTCGTCGTCCAGTGCTTTAACTAATGTCACCTCCACCGGTAATGTCGGAACTGTATCGCCGTCCACTACGGTAGATGAGAACGGCGTAGAGGCGACTGGAGCGGTTGGAAGTGCGACCGCAGAGATATCAACAAGCATCACCGGTAACGCCGCCACAGGCGCTGTCGGCAGTGTCACCCAGTCTTCGTCTTGCGCCTTAACCAGCGCCACCTCCACGGGCGCTGCTGGCACCGTAACACCCAGCGCAGACACCAGCATATCCGGTGTTGCCTCAACAGGCGCAGCAGGGAATGTCACCGGCGAGGTTGCACCCGCTATTACCGGAAATGCGGCTACCGGTTCCGTAGGCAGTGCCACTGTATCCACTACGGTGGAGATCAGCGCGTGGAGCAGTATTGGCGCGTTCAGTGATGCGCCCTTTGCAACCGCTCCGTTCAGCGGAGACCTAATCCCGCCCGGGGTATACGCAACAGGTCTGACCGGCGATGTAGTCGCGGTAATTACCTACGAAGCCGCCCTCACAGGCGTTGAAAGCACTGGCGGTGTTGGCATCGTAACCCCCAGCACATCAGTCGCCATAAGTGGAGTCGAAGCAACTGGCGCTGCTGGTAATGTCACTGCGAACATTGATGTCGCAATCAGCGGGGTATCCGCTACCGGTGCGGTTGGTAATGTAACAGCGGCATCCTCAGTTTTCATCACCGGGGTAGAGTCCACTGGCGGAGTGGGGAGCGTAACTCCCTCGACGGATGTTGCTTTAAACAGTGTTGCGGCCACCTGCGCGGTTGGCGACGTCACTGGGTCTACGTCCGAACAGGAAGACGGGGTGATTGCCACAGGTCAGGTTGGCAATACCGGCGTTGAGATAGATGTCTCGATCTCCGGGGTAGAGGCCACCGGTAGTGTTGGGAATGTAACCCCATCGACGGATGTTGCTTTAAACGGCGTTGAATCCACCTGCTCGGTTGGCGACGTCACGGCCAACCTCAGCGTATCTCTCACTGGTGTTGCAGCAACTGGCGCGGCAGGGGATACCACTGGTGAGGTTGCTCCGGCGTTGACTGGCGTAGAGTCCACTGGCGCTGCTGGTAATCAGTCTCCATCCACGACCGTTGAGATCAGTGCGTGGAGCAGTATTGGCGCATTCAGTGATGCCTCATTCTCCGCCACCCCGTTTGGTGGTGAGTCCTTCCCGCCCGGTGTATACGCCTACGGTCAGGTTGGTGACGTCGAATACAGCGTAGCCGTTACCGGGGTTGAGTCCACAGGTGGAGTTGGCAGCTTAAACCCCAGCACCACCATTGAACTGACGGGCGTTGCAACCACCTGTGCTGTTGGTGATATTACCGGCTCTACCTCTGAGCAAGAAGACGGGGTAATTGCCACAGGTCAGGTTGGCAACACCGGTGTGCAGTTGGATGTCTCGATCTCTGGGGTAGAAGCCACCGCCAGCGTTGGCAGCGTATCTGTAGATATCAGCGTTGAGATCAATAGCTGGCTGGTCGGGGCGGTCGGTCAGGTTGGTGATGTAGAGTTCAGCCAAACATGCGCTCTGAGCGGGGTTGAGGCTATTGGCGATGCTGGCGTCCTCTCCGTTGACCGCACAAACGATTTAAACGGGGTTGATGGAACCGGCCAAGTAGGTGGTGTCCTTTACTCTGTAGACCTAACCGGAGCATCCGCCACGGTCGAGGTTGGCTCCGTAACGCCGGTCATCGAGGTTGCCATCACGGGCAATCAGGCCACTTGCTCAGTTGGGGATATGGGGCAAGCGGTCGTCGCATCCATAACCGGAGTATCCGCCACCGGCGCTGTGGGTGATTTTGAGAAGTTCATGCAGGTCGTTCTCAGTGGCGTCCGGGCAGTTGGTGAGGTCGGGAACGTCGAGCCCCCTCCATGGGCTGATATCGACACGGTTCAGGTGCCGAACTGGGGCCCTGTCACCGCGACGGCTGAAGCCGGATGGATTACAATCGGCTCTCAGCAGACTCCCGGATGGACTTCGATCCCGACGAGCGGAGCAAGCGGTGATTGGTCTGAAATAGATACAACGCAGGATGCGGACTGGGAAGAGGTAACATGACAAGAGCGGCTCTTCTTGCCATAATATGCCCGGTGCAACCTGTATACCTCAACTTACTGATATGTAAGGATTAGATATGGCCTTAGTCGTCAAAGATCGAGTCAAGGAAACGACAACCACCACAGGCACCGGCAGTGTCACCCTCGCCGGAGCAGCTACCGGCTTCCAGACCTTCAACAGTGCAATTAGCGTCGGTAACACGACTTACTATTGTATCGCTGGTCAGGGGACATCGGAGTGGGAGGTTGGCGTAGGCACCCTGTCCGCTTCTACGACCCTTGCCAGAACCACGGTTTTGTCGTCATCGAACTCTGGATCGTTGGTGACCTTCTCTGCCGGAACCAAGGATGTATTTTGCACCTACCCAGCGGCGGTCGCGGCTGATACGTTTGGCAAAAACGCCATAATCAACGGTGACTTTCAGGTGTGGCAGGAAGGCACCAGTTTTGCGGCGCCAGTATCAAACACGTACACTGCTGACTTATGGAACTATGTCAAGGTCGGCACGATGGTGCATACAGTTTCCCAATCTTCTGATGTGCCTACCATTGCCGAAGCTGGGCGTAAGATTCCGTATTCACTGTTGATTGATTGCACCACTGCTGATGCCGCCATAGCTGCTGGTGATGTATGCCAAATACGAAACTTTGTTGAAGGTTATAACTTCGTCAACATCGCGGGAGTCGGACTCTGCTTGCAGTTTTGGCACAAGCATACCAAAACAGGCATCTACTGCGTAAACGTTTCTAGCTCCAACGCAGACCGCAGTTTTGTCCGCGAATACACACAGGATGTTTCTGATACGTGGGAGTTTGCCTCTGTTCTCATTGACGCATCTCCGACTGCCGGAACATGGAATTACACCACTGGTATAGGACTGGTAGTTGGTTTTACATTGGCGTGTGGAACAGACTTTCAAGGAACTGCTGGTACGTGGAACTCTGCTGATGACCGCGCAACCTCCAACCAAGTCAATGCCTGCGACAGCACATCCAACAACTTCCGTCTTGCTGGTGTGCAGCTTGAGAAAGGTTCTGTTGCTACTGAGTTTGATGTTCGGATGTATACGGAAGAACTCCTGCTCTGTCAGCGATATACGCAAGTGGTTGGGGGAGATTCGCTATATCAGCGTATTGGTATTGGTTTAGCTACATCGACCACTGCAGGTGAGTTCTATTTCTTCTTGAAGGTGCCGATGCGGGTAACACCCACTTGGTCATCATCCGGGTTGAGCGACTTTTTGCTATCTAATGGTGCCGGAACCGCCGCGCCGAGTTCCTTGACTTTAATTGAGTCCGGCACCAGCGTCGTCAGCATTCAAGGAACTTCGGCTGGCGCTTGGACGGCTGTTTTACAGCCGGTCAATCTTGTTACTAATAACACCCTGAATGCAAGGGGATACTTTTTTGCGAGGTTTTAAACCATGCTCAAATTTACAAACGCACAAAAGACTGCCGCAACTTTTTTCAATGCGTCCTTTTGCTTGGCTGCTCCCGAAGATTGGGATTCAATCGGTGACGGCCCGACAAAACAGAAGGTAAAGGAATGGCTTGCTGCTGGTAACACGCCAGAACCCGCCGACCCTGAACCGCAGGTATTTCCTGTTGTCACCATGCGGCAGGCACGGCTGGCGCTGCACGGCGCAGGTTTACTCACGCAAGTCAACAGCGCGGTTGTGGCAATTGGCGGCGAGGCGGCGATTGAGTGGGAATACGCGACAACCGTAGATCGAAATTCCCCACTCGTTGCGTCCCTTGCTACTGCCCTGAACTTGAGTGAGCAGGAAATTGATGCTTTGTTTGAAGCGGCAAAAACGCTATGAACAAAGCCGTTAGTAGATAGAAACCTTAATCAATAAGGGAATACCATGCCCGGATCAACCTACTCTACCAATCTCAAGATCGAGCTGATTCCGCTCGGTGAGCAGTCTGGCACTTGGGGCACGACCACCAACACCAACATGGGCACTGCGCTTGAGCAGGCTATCGTGGGCTATGGCAACCCTAACTTCACCTCTGACGCTAACCTTACGATTAGCCTGACCGACTCCAACGCTTCCCAAACGGCGCGTAGCTTTGCGTTGAATGTGACGTCATCGGTGTCCCTGACGGCCACTCGTGAGCTGGTGGTGCCGACGATCCAAAAGCCGTACTTAATCTACAACAACACCAGCGGTAGCCAGAGCATCACGGTCAAAACGACAGCGGGCTCGGGGGTAACAGTGCCGAACGGGGCGCGGACGCTGGTGTATGTGGACGGCACCAACGTAGTTTCCCAGATCACGCAGCTCCCTACGCTAACACTCGCTACCGCGTTAGCTGCCACATCGGGTGGAACCGGCCAGTCCAGTTACGCGGTTGGCGATCTTCTTTACGCATCAACCACCACAGCGCTATCCAAACTGGCGGACGTCGCCACTGGTAACGCGCTGCTCTCTGGTGGCGTTGGTGTTGCTCCTGCGTGGGGGCAGGTGGGCTTGACCACGCATGTGACTGGCACTCTCCCTGTTGCAAACGGCGGCACAGGTGCTACTTCTCTGACCGCCAATAATGTCATTCTCGGTAATGGAACATCTGCGCCTCAAACTGTAGCACCAAGTACTACAGGTAATGTTCTTACCTCAAACGGAACTACGTGGCAGTCTACGGCTCCGTCTATTACTAGCGCCAGTCCTTCTGTGGCAAAGGCTTGGATATTGCACAACGATGGAACGTCAATAAATTCGTTTAACTGTTCTATATCTAAAGTTACTACCGGAACGTACACAGTTACTTTTACGTCAGCACTTTCTTCTGCAAGTTATGTTATTTTGTATTCAAATGAAGTTGTTGGATATTGGCAAATAAGCAGTAAAACAACTTCTGGATTTACTGTAACAACTTATAACCTTTCTACCAGTATTTATGGTGGCGGCCCAGTAGATACTTATGGAAGTTTTGCGGTATTTGTTTAATAAATTTTGTGAAGATACCTGTAATTACAACTAATGATTACATTATCTACACAGAAGACGTAAATAGTTTGTTATTTGTCCACATGGATGTATTTAAATGGACAAAAAGTATCAAGAAAGAGTTTAGTAAAGATTGGAATGATTGGGCTAGAAAACAGAATCAAGATATATACGCAATGCGTCTTTGGTGTCTCAGTTTGCCGCCGCTAGGGTTTGGCTTGAGGCGAAGCTAAACGGCCAAATAGATATTCAGATTTTGTAAGCGAGGAAAATTAAATTAACGATCAAACGATTCAACAAGATTCCGCCAAAGAAGTCGCTGGCAAGACCATCGGAAAGCAAGGTCTTGCTTACATCACCTTGATCGTCTGCGTGGGCGTAGGTGCCTCTATAGTTCTGGAAGAATCCAAGGTGGCTGCGAGGTGGTAGATGGTTGCGAAGAAACCCAAAGCAGCGGTAAAGGCGGTTCAGCAGGAAAGCCCTGTTGACAAGGTTATCGGCTTAATCAAATGGGTAGATAACCCGTTCAAACTTTTTACTGTTCTTGTCATTGCGACCTTTGCTTTCGTCGGGTTCTTCGCGTGGGAAAGTCGTGAGGTTCTCAAGTCTGCGATTACCGCTAATGACAAGCTGGCTTCCCTGAAGTCTGACTCTGAACTGCTTGCCATATCTAGCGATTTAATTAAGGATGCTGGCGGCGAAGTAGTTGTCGTTCACCAAGCCAACCTGATGATAAACAAGCGCACGACTGTTATGGCTGCGGACAAGAACGGCAGGAATAAATCGGTCGAAGGAACTGTCACCAGCATCTTCAATGAAAGCCCCGGCAGGAACAAAGCAGTTGTAGCAATGCTAAATGGCGAAGTTCTGTGCGAGGATTTCAAGCCTTCCTCAAAAGTAGGTGAGTGGTTTGTAAAGAATGAAGTGACGTTTGTATGCCGAGGCTCTATACCGCCTGAAATTGGCAAGCTGGTTGGTTATATCAGTGTTGGTTTTAAGCAAAAGCCTGAAGATATAAATTCGGTGAAAGTAATACTCAACCAAGCAGCAGCAAAAATG